AAATCTTAACCAAGATGGTACCTACCGTTGGGGTTTCGTATCGGCTGACGTTTGGATCGACGTTATAAAAAAAGAAACATGGTCTGAGGATCTCCTCAACCAATTTCAAGATCTCATCGATGATTGCATCGATATTTGGATTGACTACAACCAGGAGCTCGCAAGCTAATGAAAAATCTTCAATCAGTTATCAACCGTCACATGGAGTCCGCTCAAACCGTTTGGGCCGACGACAAAGAAATGCAGGAAATGGCAATCCAGGATGCAGTTGATGCCTTTGCTATCATGTCTGATATCACTAAGGGTAAGATCGCCGAAGCTGTAAAACGCTTCACTGGTTTGGATACGGCTCCGATGGAAGACATCGCTGTCGCTCTCGAGCTGGATAAGGGTCGTGAGTGGACCGAAGAAACCTTTGGCATTCGGTTCGCTTAATGATTAACATTAACGATAAATATGACATGTACAAGGTGTCACAAAAGCGGTCCTCCACCTGGCAGGACTCTCGTAAAGGTAAACTCTATCGAGCCGAGTGGGCTGCTCAGCGTGATGGGCGTTTCTATAATGCAAATACAAAATTTGCTGATATTGAAGAAGCTCGTAAATTCATGAACAAGGTTCTAAAATCTTCCAAATGGCGGAAGCTTTGTACAGATCCGGATTTCATGAATAAGAACCATGTCAAAAAAGAAATCGAGCTGGTTCTGAAGAAAGATATGGGTTATCGTTCTAGAACTGCTGGCACCGCCTGGTACAATCGCATCGTTCTATGCCCAACATACGGCTTGAACAAATATACCCTACTTCATGAGATGGCACACTCTATTGGTAATATGGACCATAAGAGAATGTTCCGTCGAGTGTTAATCCAGTTAGTTGATAGGTTCATGGGTGGAGAAGCCGCCAAGATCCTTAAAGCTGAAATGCGTAAGCGCAAGTTAGTTTACGCAAAGAAACGGGCTCCAATGAGTCGGGAACAATATGAAGAAGTTTGTACCCGATTGGCTGCAGCCCGAACCAAATCTCCAATAGCAAAAGGAAGTCAGAATGACTGCTAAACAAGACAAAATCGCAAAAGCAAAAGCCAGTGCTCCAGGAGTTCCTGGCGACACATGTCCATACATTGATTTTGTGATTAGTGTATTGGGTCAGCTAAGTGACCAAGATTCACTGGCCCCGGAACGAATCCGAGACCAGCAAAACAACTTGGCAGTTGAAGCGTTAGAGTATATTAGAGAAGCTAATAACACTCTACGTAATAGCTCACACTATTGGTACGAGCAATATAAGAAAGGGGTCTAATCGACCTTCTTCTTTTTACCGATATTATATTTCGGTACTAATTTCCAATTCTTCTTATCTCCATAAGATATAACTTTTATCTGGGAGATAGGGGCAATTGGATTTGATGTTTTTTCGGTATCTACAATATCAATAAGGTTCCATTCTTTTAAAAGATTGGTTACAGTATTGCGTCTTGCGATATCATTTTCTGTGAAATTTGACGGCTTTCCATCGAGTGCGAAAAGCTCTTTGAAATGCACGATGTAGTATTTAGCTTGTTTGTGTAGAATATGGCAGCTCTGATAGAGAGTATTATCTTTTTTTGAAGCTACACCGATTCGAGTCAGCGTTTCTCTCACTTTCAAAAAGTTATCATCTTCTTTCAGAACGACCTCTACAAGATCGTTTATATCGAACGCCATAATTTAATCTCCAAAGATTTAATAGCAAAATCATCGGTTATTCCTTATGGTATTTATCTTTCGGTGAATTTCGGCTAAGTCGTCTTTGGTGAGTACTTTTAAAGCTTCTCTAGTTTTTTCATTATTATATGAAAAATATTCCTTAACCGCATCAAAATCATCAGATTTGATAGGCTTTGCCCATTTAGAAAATCGTTTACGTGTCCGAACTATATTTCTAAGGAAATCATATTGTAGCCTTTTGTCTAAATAATGACGTTGGTTCATCTCATTGGCTACAAACACTGTATCTATAAAATTGCTCAATCCCCTATTGATTAGAAAAGGATTATATTCCTTTTCAGTCTCCTCATCTACCATCAAATTCTTTTTAGTAGAATTGATTGAATTTAGATAATCAAATGGGTTCATAGTTCATCTTTCGTTTTGATCTCAGCAATCAGGTCCATCATTTGATTTACGGGACCGTTAATACCTTTTTGATCTATTGTATTAGCTACTTCAATTTGAAGAAGTCTACCCCACTCTCTGTCAGTCCATTCTCCATTTCGCTGTATGAGATCTTGGGTCCTATTTTCTCCTAATAGTGAATATGCACAAACTATATTTTCGGCTTCTTCTCCGATAATTTCTTTAACTTTATCCCTGCTTAATCGTTCTTTAATATTATCAAAGAAGACAGTACCATACACACCAGCATGATATAATCCAGCAAGACATGTTGTTTTACTGGCTTGTAATTGTTCCTGTAAAATCATAGACACATTCCATGAATGTGTAAAGAAATCCCGACCACTATGTGGAATACCTTCTGTCTGTTCTTTAATAAAATAAAATCGCTCATCCTTTATATTTGGATCGCATGTTTTAAAAGTTATAATGGTTCTTAAACCACCATAAACTCTAGACACTGGCAAAGCTCTATGCCATTTTTGAGAGTTGAAAATTAAAGTTCTTCCATGAGCTGGTTTACAAACAAATTCTGGTTCTTCTGCAGAATTATAGATAATAGTTTCACCAGCCCAATCCATCTCCCACTTACCTTCATTCAGGTAAACAACAACAGTTTCATAGGCAACACCTTGGTGGTCTGACCTCTCATCTATATGTATATACCCATCAGTCCCGAAAGTGTATCCATTACAATAACATCTCAATAGACCTCTTGGCTGACCGAATGCTCCTAATAAATTATTCCACATATATTGAATCTCTGGTAGATCATTATATGTGGGAGTATCTGCTAGATTTACATTATTCAGAAATCTTGGTTTATGTATGACCTGAGTATTCCAATGTCCTTGATCATATTCCGAATACCCATTTGCTTTCCAACTATAGGTCATCTGGTTTGTATATTTCTTTCTCACATAAGTTAACATTTGTGAGTCAAATAACCCATCAATAACTTCATTTTCAATAGTCATACTAGCGGATCCATACTTTGAATTGAATAGTGAAGATACTGTGTAAAAATAAACTTATCTTCTTTTGGCGCCTTATTTGAATAATGAGGATGAGTCCAAAGAGGAGGGAATAAAATAACCCTACCAGCTCTTGGTTGAACTTGAAGTCCTTGTTCTGTAAATACAGTTTCTCCACCATATTCAATATCATTAAGAAACCATAATGATGTTAAAAATCTAACACATGAACGAACATCATCAACATCTACATGTTCTTTAAAATGCTCATCTTTTGTATGGTCATATTTTTTAAACTTAATAGACTCATATTGAAAATCACCTGGCCATAATGGCATGTACTTATCATAATACATTTGAGACAGTTCAGCAAACTTACGACTTAAAAATTGATTGGTTTCATCCCAATCATGCAACTGCCATAAAATAAGCTGTTGTAAGTCATAGGTCTTATTATCCGTAACTCGTTTGAGTCTTGGATCCTTATCAATTCGTTGAATTAATTCAGCACAGTATTCAGAAGAAAGCACATTATCATATACTTCAATAAAAGTCCTATCTTTGTCTGGTTTAATTTCTACTGGAACTGACATTCACTCATAACCTCTGTCAAACAAGCAACCAAATTAAGTTCGCCATCTGCTACAAAAGCTGCTTTATATTGATAATCTGCCAAGATAACAACCAATTGTGGAATAGATTTATCATCCATAACTTCACTTGATTTATCATATAACGCTCTAAGAATTACAGATACTTCAACATCAGAATTTTGACCAACCCATTTTCGCATTTCTTTAAAGTTACGTTCTTTTAAGAATACGATCAATTCTTTTATTACAGTATCTGTGACATTGGATAATATACCAAGATCGATCTTACCAGTTACAGAATAACGCTGTAATTCATTAAGAATACGACGCCAATCTGGAAAATAATTGTTAATGAGTTCAGCAATAGCCTTTGGCTCATATTCAATATTATTTTCATCTAGAATTTTGGTAATGCGCTTCATGAATGATGAAGCTAGTTTTGCCCTTTCCTCAACTGGGATTACAAAATCAACAACAGAACACCTAGAATGAAGGGGTGCAATAATTTTATTTTTGTAGTTACAGGTCAGAACAAACCCACAATTACCTGAGTACTCTTCCATGAAATTACGAAGAGCAGGTTGAGTAGACTGTGGATTTAGATAGTCGGCTTCGTCAAGGATAACGAATTTACGAGAACCCGTTAACGAGACAGTCGACGCAAAGTTTTTAATATCACGTCTAAGAGTATCGATATTCCCGTCAAGACTACCATTAATGACATAATAATCAAAGCCACATTGTTCAAGAAGAGCCCTAGCCACAGTGGTTTTGCCAATGCCAGGACCACCAGTAAGCAAAAGATTAGGAACTTCACCTTTGTCCACAAAGGTTTGAAATGTAACTTTGAGATTTTCCGGTAGTATTGTTTCATCGATAGTCTTAGGTCGATAGTCTTCAACCCATAACATATATTATACCTCAGAATTCGTCTCAGTTGCAACAAAATATTGAACTCTACCATTAGATCCAGAAAAATGCGAAATCCTTTGGGATGAGATTTTAACCTCATAATCACCAGGAAGAAGCCTTAGGTTTTCTGTTTTGAATACCATACGGAAGTTTTTATCAGTAACGCCAACTTCACGTTCAAAGGTATTACTAGTTTCGTTTTTGGTATCAGTAGCAGTTAGACTAATAGTCTTACCATTACCAACAACACACCAATCTGGTAATTGCAATACATTTGCTGCAGACATGGTAGATTTAAGATCGTCCTCAGACATATCAAATTCTACAGGACTATCTGGTAGATTGATATTTTTATCTGGAGGAGATACCACCATATCAGGATCAGTTACAAAATATCGGGTTGAGTTTTTTGCATCTGATACTTTGATAAATCCTTCATCCAATTCCAATTCTGGATTATCAAAAAGACTCAAAGTAGCCAAAAATTGATTAAGATCATAGATACCAAAATCTTGAGGCAACTCTTCATCAATAGTAACCTCTGCAAGGATATTCTTCATAACACTAATAGTACGAAGTTTAGTTCCTTGCTTAAA